GACTTTTTTGTATGCGACAAATGTCTAAGAAGATAAAACTAGAAGATTTAGCCTCCGAAAGAGCCGTCCTTGCTGCACTATGTCAGTATGGGTTGGATGCTTATTTGGAGGTTGATTTTATTGATTCTAGGAGTTTTACAGACCCTATGAATCAACTGATATTCGACTGTATATACAAGTCTATTTCAGAGAATACTCAAGTAGAGCTGTCTTCGATTCTTTCTGCTGCCAATGATCTAGGTGTATCGGAACAAATAAACAGCAAAGAAGAGATTGGGTTTATCAGATCTCTCTTTAATTTTCCCATACATAAGTCTAACGTTGGAACCTATGCGGCTAAAATAGCAAAGCTGAAGCTAGCGAGGGATCTTCTCAAAACACTTGAAGCCTGCCAGAAAGAGCTAGGCGGTGTTACAGGCGAAGAAGACGTGATGGACATTGTGTCCAAAATTGAAGAACCTCTGCTGGAAGCTACGGGCGACATTTATCAGTCTTCGGGCAAAAAAACAGAGACGATTGGAGAGGGGCTTGAGGACTATCTGGAGTACTTAAGCGATAACGTCTCTGACTTTGTTGGTATACCCAGCGGCTTTCCTGCTTATGACGTATCCATTGGAGGAGGACTCCGTAGAAAATGTGTTGACCTAGTGGCAGCTAGGCCGAAAGTAGGTAAGTCTATGTTTGGTGATGCCGTGGCCATGCATGTCTCGTCAGAACACAATATACCCGTATTGGTCTTGGACACAGAGATGTCTAAAGAAGATCACTATAATAGAATCTTGGCTAACCTTTCTGGCGTAGAAATCAACAAGATATCCACTGGTAGATTTACCGAGAACGAAATAGAAAAAGAAAAGGTTCTTAATGCGGCAGAGAAACTAAAGAATATCCCTTATCACTATATCAGTATTGCTGGTGAGTCTTTTGAAAACATTCTCAGTCAGATGAGAAAGTGGATTTATCAACACGTAGGGTTTGATGAAAACGGTAAAACAAATGACTGCTTGATAGTCTATGACTATCTGAAGTTGATGGGGTCTGAGGGAATCAGTGCCTCTATGCAGGAGTATCAAGTGCTAGGCTTTCAGATTACAAAACTACATAACTTTGTAGTGAAGTACGACGTTGCCTGCCTAGCGTTTGTTCAGTTGAACAGAGATGGGATTACTAAAGAATCTACAGATGTGGTTTCTGGTTCAGACAGGCTGATTTGGCTGTGTACAAGCTTCTCCATCTTTAAAATGAAGTCTGATGAAGAAGTGGCTACAGATGGCATAGATAATGGCAACAGAAAATTGGTTCCCGTGGTAGCCCGTCATGGAGAAGGTTTAGATGACGGCGATTACGTCAGCATGAAAATGCATGGTAGATTTGGTAGAATTGAACAAGGTTTAACGAGAAACGAAATTCATGAAAATGGTAGAAGCAGACAAGAAGGATTTGAAACAGAAGAGATTGGATCAGAAGACGATATCATCAATATGTAATGAGCTATTTGATGTATTGCCCCAATTGCTAGAGTATTTTGAAATAGACTTTGTTGAGTTTCCAAATAGATTGGCGTTTCCATGTCCTGTGCATGGAGGCGATAATCCGGAAGCCTGTTGTGTCTTTACAGACGGACTCACTCAAAAAGGTAATTGGTCTTGCTGGACTCATCACTGCGAAGAAGAATTCGCTAACAATCTTTTTGGATTTGTGAGAGGATGCTTGACTAACTCTAGAGATAGAAAAGTGTCCATGAACGAAACCGCATCGTTTTGTTTACACTTCCTTAAAAAGGGTATTGACGAATTATCTGAAGTAACCTTTGATCGTAGCACAAAGATTATAGATGTCTTTAACAGAACTGTAATCAGGGAAGAGGCGTTTGTGTCTAGGGATGAGATTAGAGAAAGAATAGACATACCCTCTGCATACTACATAAGACGAGGCTATCAGAAAGAAACGCTACAAAAATTCGACGTTGGAGAATGTTTGGCAGAAAATCAGCCAATGTCGGGAAGAGTTGTTGTCCCGGTGTACGATGAAGGCTATAATTATGTAGGTTGTGTTGGCAGATCAATCAAGGAACATTTGAAGCCTAAGTGGTTACACAGCAGAGGCTTTAAGAAAAATGTGCTTTACGGCCTAAACATTGCTAAAGATAAAATATTGGAGACTAATACTGCGATTTTAGTTGAAGGCCAAGGAGACGCTTGGCGGATGCACGAAGCTGGCTACGAAAATACTGTCGGCATCTTTGGTTCTAGTATAAACGAAGACCAGTTAATATTGCTTGAACAAAGTGGAGCATTAAACTTAGTCATACTTACAGATAGTGACGAGGCCGGAAACAAGGCTTATCAACAGATAGTCAAAAAATGCGGAAGACGCTTTAATTACTTTAGGCCTGAGATATCCCAAAAAGACGTAGGGGATATGAGCATAGAACAAATACAAGAACAATTAAATCCCCAACTACAAGGAATACTAAATGAAAAGTAAGATTTTAGCGTTTGCAGGCACAAAGCAGTCTGGTAAGAGTACATGCTCTAATTTTATTCATGGATACCAGATGAAGTGTTATGGCATAGTAGAAAACTTTGGTATCACTGAACAGGGTAAGCTTGCTGTAGAGACAGAGATTCTTAACGAAAAAGGGCAAGAAGAAACAAGTAATGTTATACTTGATATCAACAGAACAGACATGGAGTTTGCTGAGTGGGCCATGTATAGCATGTGGCCCTTTGTCAAGAAGTATTCGTTTGCTAGTGCTCTGAAAGAAATTGCTGTAGGTCTGTTTGGCTTGAAATATGAACAGGTATACGGAACAGAAGCACACAAAACCCAAGTACTTCCCCATATTAGATGGGAAAATATGCCCGGAATCGTCACCGACAAGAAGAAGTGGGACGCAGTTAAGAATAAGAAGATCGAAGGATTGAGCTACCACAAGAAAGGGCCAATGACAGTCAGAGACTTCTTGCAGTATATGGGGACTGATGTTATGCGTAGAATCTACGAACCTATTTGGGTTCAGGCGTGTATTGAAGACATCCGCAGAGAAGAGCCTCTTTTGGCTGTGATTGATGACTGTAGATTTGTAAATGAAATTGAAGCCATTCAAGCCGAGGGCGGTAAGGTGGTTGGTCTGTCTAGATCTCCCTTTGAAGATTCTCATTCAAGCGAACAAGCAATCAAAGAAAACTGGGACAGCTTAGATGCTGTGATAGATAATTCTAATAAAACAATTCTAGAAACAAATAGGAGCATTATAGACCTTCTAGACTCTTGGGGGTGGCTAGGATCAGTCTTGTCTAAAGAAGAAAGACCCTTTTCTAAAAAAGAAGAACCAATAAATCCTACAGGCATCCATAAGATTAAAAAGGACTAACATGATAGTTACATATATCAGAAGCTCGTCTTACAATAATTATGACTATTGTCAGATGCAATATTTTATTACCTATGTTCTGGGACATCAGTCAACATCTGGTAAAAAGGCACAACTGGGAACCGTAGTTCATAAAGTTATGGAGGTCTTGGCTTCATGCAATAAGAAGTTCCAAGAGAACCCAGACAGAAAAAGTATGTATATTAAAGATGACGCTATAGGTAAGGTTAATTTTACCAACAGAAGCCTGTTCACCAAAACGTTTGTCTCCAAAATACTAGATAGAAGTTACGCACACTATACAGAAAACTGCACTCACAAGTACACTGGTGCGGACATTAAGTTCTGTAGGACTCAGGTCGATACAGCCTTGAACTATAACGACGGACAATTTGACCCCAGAAAGAGGGACATCGTAGACACAGAGCCGCAGTTCGACATTGCTATAGACGAACCTTGGGCGAAGTTTAAGTACAAAATGCCTAACGGCGAAGAGGCGGAAGGTCAACTAGCTATCAAAGGAACTATTGACTTAGTTACCAAAGTGGCGGACGACACTATTGAGGTTGTTGACTGGAAGACCGGACGACGACTTAACTGGGCAACCGGAGAAGAGAAAACATACGAAAAACTTCTGGAAGACCCTCAGCTCCTGCTTTATAATTACGCTATATCTAAGCTTTATCCTGACTATAATCAGGCTATTATGACGATATACTTTATTAGGGACGGCGGTCCTTTTAGTATGTGTTTTGACAAAAGCGATCAAGAAAAGTTCTTGGGTATGTTGGAGAAAAGATTCAAACAAATACAAAGAAATGATTTCCCGATGCCTTGCTCAAGAAACAGATCTAGTTTCAAATGTACAAAGCTGTGTCACTTCTATAAAAACAACTGGCCGGGAACAAACATCTCAATGTGTGAACATGTAGAAGAGCACCTAAAAGCGTTTGGCCACGATGAGACGGTAGAAAAGTGTACCAAAGAAGGATTTAATATTGGATATTATGAGGCACCGGGATGATAGAAGTTGAGATTACGGAGAAAATGAAGAAGCGAGCTTGGCGTAAGGCTCGCGAAATGGGCAGACTAAAAAACTCTATCACAAAGGGTGACGGAAATATTGCGGGTTTTTTGGGAGAAGAGGTTGCAAATCAGATTATCTGTGGTACAATAACAAACACATACGACTACGATATAGTAGACGATTGTGACATAAGATATGATGTTAAGACAAAAAGATGTACAAGTGAGCCAAAAGAGAAATACGAATGCTCTGTTGCCGCTTACAACACTAAGCAAGATTGTGATTATTACGCCTTTGTTAGGATAGAGTATAAGAATAAAAGATGGGGTCGTGCGTGGTTTCTAGGTGCATACCACAAAGACTCATACTTTACCGACGCTAAATTTTTGAAAAAGGGACAAATAGATCCCGACAACGGCTTTAAGGTTAAAGCTGACTGTTACAATATGCCGATATCTAAATTAGAAGAACTTTGGGAAGTATAAGATGAATTGGATTCCTTTAAATTGCAAGACGCATTACAGTTTACAAAAGGGCTTCTGCAAGAACGATCAGCTTGCAGAGAAATGCAAGGAGTACGGCTGGGAGGCCTGCGG